TAGTGAAATTAAATAAATTATCTGATTACGATAAATATATGAATAATGAAAATGATGGGTCTGTGGGTATTAGAACCGCAATCGAAAATAGATTATTTATTACATATATAAGTGGAAATGCAACATCCACATATCCTTCAGATGAATTGACTGATAATACTGACACACCTCAATTAATAACAGGTTTAAATACTGAACCACAAATAAATTCCTTAAATAATTATAAAGATGATTTAATAAATAACACAGACAAAAACCTAAAAATAAAACCCAATACAATATATATCCCTAAATCCATATTGTTTTATAAAAATGTAATTAATAATGTTAGTGGTGATACAATTTATAACGTATTAGATATAACAGATTATTATGTTAACTTAATTAAACAAAGAAGTAGTTTAATTGAAAATAAAAGTGAATTGGCCAAAGAACTTGGTAAAATGGTTAATCGCATTATTTATGAAAGATTGGGAATGTATCCTACAATATATAATGTATTTGAAATAATATTAAACGATGTTGATAAATTTTTTGATAAAATAAAAGATACTGCAAAAAAAGCAGAAAATAAAAGTGAGGAAAGAAGAGAATTATTTAATAAAGAAAAAAATGAACATGTATATCCATTTCCATTAGTTATTAACGAAAATATTGGGAAATGTAAACAAAAAACGAATGAACGTGTATCGCCAACAATATTAGAGAGAAACGAACTTTTTCCTGAATTAACATTAGTTAAAGAATTTATTGAAAGTTTTCAAAAACAATCTAATTTAATGGAATTGTTTTATATAAAAGAAAAGAAAAATGCTGATGGTTCAAATATATGGTTTCCAATTTCCCCACTTGATTCTGATTTAGGTAACGGTTCACCAAATAGTCCCTATATTTTAACAACTAATATGCTAGATCCTGTTTTAAAAGAAATAATGGGAACAGTAATAAAAAGATTTTATATTTTATCTCAAGGAGTAATCCAAGAAAGATTCTATACTAAAGAAAGAACTAAGACTGATCAATCGTTTGTTGATTCACTTATGGATCAAGAAATTGTTAATTTGGTGAATTCACTTAATGATGATAAAATAATTAATCATATTAAAATACATGCGGATAAATACGGTAAAAATCTTAAATCGTTTTATGAGCTTATTAATGAAATAAACTATACATATATTGATAAAAATAATAACGATAATGCGATTGTATATAAAATAGGTAATTTTCCAGCAAGTATAATTCAATATTTCCCAATTGACAATAAAAATACTAATGAAATGTTATTTTATTTAAGAAAAGAAAATAGCAATTTCACTGGGTTTAATAAAAACAACGAAAATATTCAATTAATTGTAAATAGTAATATTTCAGGTCCTATTGAAGATTTTAAAAATAACTTAAAAAGTGGTTGGTTAAATAAAATAGGTATTGATTTCTTTAATGTGGATATTTATTTTTTTGATTATACTCTTGAAAATGTTCTATATATAGTGGATGAACCAAAAAAAGATGTTAAAGAAGATGGTGTTTCACTAGTTACTAGATTTTTAAGAGAATTGAGTTTACTTCAAGGAGAATATGCGTTTGATAAATATCTTAGTGAAGGTAATATCATTTCTCGTGAAAGTAGGATTGCTCCTAGTGTGGTTCTTCAAAAAGGGGAAAATATTGTAGATATTTGGGTTAGAGTTTTAAGTGAAACTTATAAAGATAGTTATTTTTATGATAATGTTATAAGTATTAGTAGTGACATTAATATAAGTTCATTAATGATATTATCTAATTTCAGTTACACATTAGGACCTTATAATTTATCCCCACATTATTTAAATGATTATATTTTTGATACTCCCGCAGCAATAGAAATACCGAATTACTTATTTGCGTATGTTGGTGCACTTATTGATGCTAAAGAAAAAAATTGGATTGACGACATTAAAACATTTACTGATCATTATGAGGGTAAATATATATTTAATTTTAATTATATTGCAGCCGACATTCATGATTTTAATGATAGATTATCAGAAAAAGATAAAAATATATTTAGAAATGAATATGAAAAATTTAAAAATGAAAATTATAGCGATATACGTTCTAATATGAATGAAATGTATAATCTCATAATAAATAATAATGAAATAGATAAACAATATGAGAAATTTTTAAATGCTGGTACTGGAAAATATTATAACGGTACATTGAAACCATTAATAAAAAGAGAAAGTATAATTAATTATGGGTCTATTACTTTTTCAATGAAACCAATAATGTTTAAAGAATATATGTCTATTGAAAATCTTAGAACTGTGGATTTTATAAATACGCATTTAGAGAAATATTTTAAAAGTTTTTTTGATGGTTTATTTAGAGAAATAGACGATTTAATAAATAGGAAAAAAGATGAAGATGATGATGAAAAAAATATTGAAATGGATGAGGATATTATTAATCAAACATATTATAGTTTCAAAAATATAAACGATAAGTGGATTAGTAACCCATCTTCAAATAACACTGGATTTCCCTTTACTAGTGGTAATCTTATAGACTCTTTTGCGTTTGTGGATAGAGCATTAAACCCTATTGGTGATACTGTTATTAATGTTGAAATTTTATTGGATATGTATGATAACCCTAATTTATCGTTATATAGTGTTATATCTCAAATATTATCAACAAACGGATTTGAATTTTTCCCTTTACAGAATTTTATACACACAGATGATAAAAATTGGCATAAAAACACATTTAAATTAGACACTTCTAATATAGTAAAAGACACTATTGCATTTGTTTGTATGTATATTGGTGGTACGTCAACATATCCTAGTACAGGTAGTAATGGTTTTGAAAATGATGGTATTATAGATATTATGAATAACGATTCTCCTGATTTTAGTTCAAAAGAATGTAACAATACTAATAGTCCATATGATAGACAAGAAGAAAAATTCACAGATTTTCCTTTTAGAACAGTACGTGCATTTAGAGTTAAATTTGGTGAACAAAACCAATCTATGTTTACAGATATTAAAATAGATAGTAAAGAATATCCAGAAACAAACGAATCTATTCAAATATTATCTAGATTAGCTGGTGATGGTCAGACAAGATCTCCAACTCCAAAAGGTCAAAATTTATATAATTTATATGAAAATAGATCATATAAAGCAACCGTAACGTCATTGGGAAATGTAATGATTCAACCAACACAATATTTTCAATTGGAAAATATACCAATGTTTAATGGGGCATATATGATTTTAGATGTTGAACACACAATTGTCCCAAATAAAATGACAACAAAATTTTCTGGGGTTAAGATATTAAAATATCCAATACCTAGAGTAACTAATCCTGTTGTTTTTAGCGGATTAGGTGATATAAGTGGAGATTTAGAATTTAATGAAATGGTATCTGAAGCAGGGGGTGTACATTATCCAGATGCTACTCTTTTAACTAAATATCTAACATTTGATAACGCATCATTTAGTGCCAGAGCAAAATATATATTAAAAATATCTAATGCTCCCACTGCAGCCCATTTAGACAATATAAAGGCATTGGGGGTAAATATATTTGATCGAATTTGTGATAATTATGGATGGAAACCATCGGTTAACAGTATGTATAGAAGTTTACTTCTTAATTCAAATTTAAAACCTGTCCCGGGATCATTAAATTCTCAACATATGAAAGGAGAAGCAATGGATATTGATTACGATAATAGATGTAAATCAAAACCCCAAATGAAACCAGAAAAATTATTTGGTGAAGAAAAAATACCAACTTCAGCAGAAATGTTTTATTATGTGATTAGGGAATTAGAATGGGATCAAATAATATGGGAATTAGGTGATTATAAACAACCTGAATGGGTTCATATTTCATATGTTGTAAGTAGACGTAAAAATCGCAAAAAAATTAGTTTATATAGAGGTAATAAAACATATTATAGCGTTACTGTGACAAATGGTGATATTGAAAAAACAATAAAAGAATTTGATGCTATTAAATTCACAAAAGCTCAAAAATTTATAGCATCATGTTAAAATTTAGTATGTTATTAATAAAAATGAATATACAGTTAAAAAATAAGGGGTTTAAAATAACCCCTTTTTCAATTCATAAAGACTAATAATATCATCAATCACTTTTGGTTCATAAGTTTCATAAACCATTTTTTCTATTTTATTGATTGCTGCGGATATACTTGTATTGTTTTCAGTTTCTTTTACGTTTTCTAAACTTTCTAAGGTGTCTTTTTTATATGTTTCGAATAAATCAACTTTTCCTTCCTCATCCAATACAGTTAAAGTTTGAAATAAATTTCTATCATTTTCATCTAAATTTTCATATTTCTTATTAAATTTATCGACAGCAATTTCTATTACGTTTTCATTGATTATTTTATTTTCAGAATCAATTTCGGTATTTTTTTTCTTAGGAGTTTTAATATGATTTAAAACATGACTAAATGAATTATGTATTTCATTCACATCAACATTATTATAATCGGTAATAGATTCTTTAATTAATGAATATATTGCGTCATATAATTTTATCTTTTCTTGATATTTAGTTTCAATATCGTCATTTACATTTTCATTAATGAATGGAAGAAATTGTTCATGCTCCTTATTAATTTCATTTATTGTGAAAACTTCAAAAAGTTTTATATTATTGTCAATATATCGAGTTGCACTAACATCGTTTTCAATATATTTATTTTCTATATTATTAAAAACTTTGAACTCTAATTGTAATATTGGGGAATTCCTCAGAACCTCCAAAAAATCATGAGTTATTTTTTTCGATTCTTCAATTAACGAATCATTAAAATAAGAATTTTTTAATTTTTCGGAAATAATTAAATTAGCTATTCCAACATTAATATTTTTCATATTATCAATTATTTTTTTTTATAAATACTTTAAATAACAATAAACGATATCCAAAGTAACATATTTATCTAATATATAATTTATTCGTCTAATTTAATGTCATTAATAATTTCAATATCTTTCACATCAAACTCATTTAAGTCATTGTTTTTCGAAGCCTCATCTAATTCAGTATCAGTTTCTAACAAATTATCGATTTCTTTTATCATTTTTTGGGCATCATTATTCAGATTATCGTTGATATTATTATTTTCGGTAATAATCTTTTTATTATTTTCAGTTTTAGGTGTTTTTATTTTTTTATCTGAATAAACTAGTTTTTCTAGATATTCAACTAAATCATATTCACTTAAAACAGGTTTGTTTTTATTAACGTTTTCAACAGGAGGTTCTGGTGGTTCGCCACCTACTTCATCTCCTCCACCTATATCAGTTTCTGGTGGCATATCTCCCCCACCCATATCATCACCTTCAGGAGGTAGTCCACCTCCACCGCCACCCATTTCATTTTCGGGTGATGTGTCATCTTGCTCAACTCCACCTGTAGTTAATCCATTGTCTGGTTCACCATATTTATCATCAATATCTTTAAATAATCCAGTTTTTTTAATAATAACAGGAGCATCTTGAAGTTCTTGCATCACAACTTTTTCCATTTTCTGTTTTTTCAGATCATCAACAATTTCACTATCACTCATATTGAATATTAATCGTTTAGCTGTTGTATGTGACATGGCAGCAATACCATTATCAATACGAGTAGCTTCGGCATATGTTTGGGATTTATCTCTTAATAATTCAGATTTCAATAATTCTTGTTGTGTAGATGGGTTAGTTAATGTAATAGTAAAATCACTTAAATCTTCACCAGTATAACCCAATAAATATAAATGCATTATGGCCATTTTATTCAATTCTTGGATCATTGTTTGTTGTATTCTACTAACTTTTTTAGAGAAACGAATATCGTATTGTGCTAAATTTTTACCACCACCTGCAGCATCTTGAAATGATAAGAACGGTTTAGGAATTCCAAGACCAGTCACTAAATTATCTCTAAGATATTCTATATCATGTATATCGTTTAGATTTGTTGCCCCGGGAAGTGTATCAATACCCGTTTGAACATTTGAATTTCTAACAGGGATAAAATAATCTTCATCATTCCCCAATACATTAAAACGATAATCAATTTGTCCATCATTTGGTGATACTTGTGCAACTTTTTTAAATTTAGTTGCCACTTTCATTACATAGTCTTCAACATCATCGTCATCTATATTACCGACATCTATTTTGAATACCTTTTTTTCACCTGCTCTTATTATTCTATATGTAAGCATAGCATCTTCAGCCATTATTAATTGTCTGAACACTCTACGTATTTTATTTAAAATTGATGATCCATAAGGAATATATTTATCATCACCTAATAATCTAAAATGTGCAATTTCAAACGTATTAAATTCATTAGAGGTTAATCTTTCTTTAAATTTGGTAATTGGTTTACCTTTTTCAATTCTTTCTATTCTTTCTATTTCATAATTTACTAATTGTTTAACGTGTGTGATCCCTTTATTTCTTTCACCATAAAGTAATACAAAATTATCACCATATTTAACAACATTTCTTGTCCAAAAAGGTAAATTAACATTCACATTAATAACATCATAGAAAAATTCTTCAAGTAAATACTTTATTCTTTCTTTATTAGAATAAATATTTAACATTTTTCCATTTATACCAAGAGTTGTTGCCTCTTCCATATAAAGGTCTAAAGCAGAAGCGATTAATGGGTAATATTCCATCCCTTCATAATCTACATAAGCTTGTAATCTACCTGCTTCATATTGAAGTGCTTTTTGAAAACTTCTATCACTACTTTTAAAGAATTTTTTTTGTAATTCTCTTTTTTGTTCTATTTCAAGTGCTTTTTGTTTTATTTCTGCAGGACTATTACCTTTAATAATAATTTTATTTTTATCAATTAAAGATTGGTTATCTTCAAAACCTGAATTATCAAAATTAAAAAGACCATTAAGACCTTGATATATAGTTCCTTTTTCTTTTTTGTTGGATGCCATATTATTATTTTTTATAATTTATTATAAATACTTGAAATTTCTTAAAAAACTTAAATTTCATATAAATACTTAAAATAATTTATCTTTTCTTTTTTCCTAATCCAGCAAACAACCAAGAATTCGTAAGATGTATATTTAATTCAGGTGTATTATTTGATGTTATTCGTGGTCTGATTTTATGTTTTTGTTCGTGATTTTTTATATCGTTTGCGCTTAACATTGCATTTAATAGTTTTTCACTAGAAATTTTACTTCTATTAAATTTAGCCATATCAAAATTCAAAACATATAAACCAATAGATATGCCCATAATCGAATCATCATGAAATGAACGTTTATGATCGGCAATACGATTCCCACTAACGGTTATAAATGTTTTTAATTCATTCAATAATCTAACCGATCTAATTAAAATATCTTTTAAATGGATGGCTCTCTGCATTTCAAGTAATACGGAAGGACGATTATTTCCGATGAAGAAACCGGGAATCAAATCAACATCAACCAACGAACCATCAGGCATTGTTTTTTGTCCTTTTCTAATGTAACCCGATAATCTATCTCTTGATGGTTTATGTGTTACTTCAGCATAATGTATATTTTCATATCCAAATTCAATTAATTTTTCAGCAGAATGGATACCATGTCCTCCAGTAATGTCAATAACAGCATATGCATTATTATATTTTTTTCCAAATTGGTATCCAACTTCAGCAAGTTGTTGGGGAGTTATTTTACCATAATATTCTGCTACTTGTTCAACAATATGTTTTTTTATTTTTTTCTTTTTTATTTTCCCTTTTTCTTTTATGACTTTTTCTTCTATAACTTCAGAAGTTTTTAAAATATTGACGGTTGAACTATCCTCACCATGTCCCGGAGATACATCTATCGCCATTATATAATCCTCACCCTCAATAGGATCTTCCCAAATCCACATATTTAAATCAACATATTCTTGACGAATAGGTGGTTTTACTTCATGTTCTTCAATACGTTTTAAATATTCTTCAGCAATAAAATTATCACCAGACCCAAGAAAACTACATAAAAGTTCTTGATTTATTTTACGCATATCTCCATTAGCATTAGATATTTGTTCTTCAAACCAAGGAGAACTAGCTTCCCACTTATCGTCCATTAATTTTATTCTATGTTCCTTACTCCAATTTTCGTCTTTTATTTTTATTTCATTTTTTTTATTTTTATTTTTATACCAATGTAAATGTTCATTATATCTAGCATCATTAAACCACCATAATTCAACGGCATTGAATTGATTTTCTTTTTTTCTTGCTCCAATAAATGTTTTATAAAATACAGGATCTAATCCTGATGGAGTAGATACCATTATTGCAGCACCACCTGTTTGTAGTGTTGGTTGAGCAGATGTCCAAAATTTATCGCCTTTTTCTGTCCAAGCAGTTTCATCCCAAAATATTAATGTAGGTGTATATCCACGAAGACCTTTAGATGAGAAAGCACCTAATTCTGTACCATTATCATATCTTTTTAATTTTTGTGTGTCTTTTAAATTACTTTCAGTATCCTTTCCAGTATTTGGGGTCAACCATTTAGGACACGCCCCAATGAAATCAACAACGTCATTCATTAATTCATCACGGGCAGTTTCTAATTTATCTGCAACAATTGCCACACTTCTATTACTATTGAACGAAACATACCATGAAATATATGCACAAGTAGTGGTACTAATACCCGCTTGTCTATATTTATTAACCACATTATATCTATGTTTTCGATAATCATTTACTAAAACTTTTTGAAAATCAAATAATTTAAATGGTACTAATTCACCAGACTCTCCTTTTGTTTGGTCGAATATAGTTAAATATGTTTCAATAAAATATATTGGATCTGTTGCACATTTTATAACTTCTTGTTCTTGTTCAAATAAAGTTAAAGTATTAACATTTTTAGCTTCACCGTTTTCAGTGATAATAAAAGTGTCATTTTTTTTAGAAGATTTTCTTAATATTTCAAGTTTTTTTCGATTATCTTCTTTTTGTTTTTCTCTTTCACCATCATACTGTAAAATAGGAACATGTTGAGGATTTTTTGATTCGTCTTTCTCTATTTCTTCTTTTGAACGTCTCATAGATATAAATAGTTTTATATTTTTATTGAAGAAACATCAATTAATTCGTTGTTTTTAAATAGAATTTTTCTACTATAAAACATTTCTTTAATTTGTTCTAAAGACATACCATAATGAAATACCAATAACGGTACATCATCCATATCCTTATCGAATAAGTTTTCGTATTCATTGAAACCGTTTTGAGTGTCAACTTCCTTTTCAATTTCATAAGCTAATGCATGAATGGTATAATATCCATGCATGTATTCACGTTCAACTGATTCATGAAGACAAAATAAATCGAATGTTTGTGTTTTTAATGGTACAGTTAAATTAATGTAATTTTCTGTGGGGGGTGATGCATGATCACATGCTGGAGACATATCCCAACACCAACCTTGCATATCTATATTAGTGGGGTCTGTTGAAAAAATAAATTCATATAAACCATCTCCCTTTGTATTATGGCCTACTTTCTGAACATAAATTAATTTTAAGTTACTATCGTCAATTTTCATAATATTTTATAATTTATTATAAATACTATGAAATGAAAAAGGGGAATGTAAATAAATACATCCCCCTTTTTTATAGTAATTACTGTTTATTTGATCTTAATAAAGATCTCTATCTGGGTATTTTAGGTGGAGCAATGAAAGTGCAATTACACTATCGTGCATATCTTTATCTTTTCTTTTCTTAAAATAAAGAACTGTTTCGATTATTTGTAAACCAATAAACAAAACAACTGAACTGATTAACATGATTAATGATAATAAAGACCCAGAATTATATAATATGAAACTAATAAAACT